TAATTCGCATCCGAGAGCCACGTCTGCTTCAATCATTGCTCTAATTGCATTTGCTCCTCCCATTGCAACAGGGACTCCAACTCCTATTGCTGCTGCAGTAGTAGTTACGCTCCATCTTCCGTTCATTGCGCATGTAATTTCTGTAATTCCGTCTGATCCTGTTTTTTCTTCCCAGGCTATTCCTGCCCATGGGTCATTAGTTGCAGAAGAAGCAATAGCGACGTTGCCAGAAGTTAATTTCATAAGTGTGCCAATAGGAATTGCTGTCGCATTATCAACTGTTCTTCTTTCGAATTTTGTTGGTGTTTGAATACACGTTGCAACTGCCATGCTTTAATACAGAAGTTTCTTCTTTAAATAGTTTTCTACTTATTCGGTGTAGCGATTACTTCATCAGGCATTTTAGAAATTTGTTCTTTTAGGCCTACGATGCAGAAATTTAGTTCCATTACATCTTGTTCGTGGCCTTCTTTTAGCATTTCTAAACTTTTTAATCTCGCTTCTAATGTCTTTTTATCCATGTTTCTTTATTGCCTCTGCTATTGAAGTTCCTTTGAAAAATTCTGCAGCTTTCTCTTTCTTTATTTGTTCGGGGGTTTTTTCTAATTGGTTAATTCCTGCTTCTGCCCTTCCACCAAGAATAGCATAAGTTCCTAACCTTTCCATCCTTGCTATATTTTCCTGTAGTCTGTCATTTTCACGTCTGAGTTCCTTAGCCGCAGAAAATGCTTCTTCAATCATTATAGAGGTTTTATGTTGCCCGTCATCAAAATTAGTATTTGCTGTTTCCTTCTCTGTTCTCTGATTTTCTTCTTTCTTTTGTTCATCCATTTTATTCAACCTCCTTTCACCTTTCTTTCATTTTGTTTGCAGTGATTTATAACTTCATATACTTTTGTGCAGGCGATTGTATTATTTTCAATTACCTTAGTCATTGCTGATTGAAATTTTAATTTATCATACATAAAATATAGTAGGCATATTCCAATAGCCCCATACTGAATTAATCCCTCTTCAAATGCCATGTTGTGATTGTAGAAGTTCGTCTGCTTCCTCAAATTTACCTTCTCTAATTAAAGCATAATATTCTGCTTTCCACTGCATTTCTGTTAAATCTCTCTGTCTTGCTTCTTCATCTGCAGTTGCTCTTTCTTCTGCGAATGTTGGCTCATTTGCCTGCTCTACTGCGTTTTGTTCTGCTGTTGAAATTATATTTTTCCATGCATCATTAGAAGTTTTAGCCGCTTCAAAGAATTCATTTAATCTTTTAAGGACATTTGCATACGGAATTTTATCTAATAAATTATTTTTTTCTGCTAACATTTTATCTACTTCTGTTATTTGTGTTCTTGCTGTTTCTACATCCCCTTCTTTTAGAGCCTGCATTATTGGAATACTTAGCGTTTGCAGGGCTTCTTCTTTTACGAAATTCGCAAAAGGATAACTTCCTATTGCTCCAATAATAAATGCAGGGTTTTTTATTGTAGTAAAAGTTTTAGTTAAAAGAGATTTTGTGAGTCCTATCGTTTTTTGATTTACTGAATAATTAAATAATTTATTGACTGTTGCGCTTGTTCCCCTTCCGACAAAAGCCCTCTGCGTAGTCATAGAAGTCAAAGGTTTATTTATCATCGTAGCCGTTCTTGTGATTACTGCCCTTTCTCCTGCGCCTAATACTGCTCCTGTTGCCCCGCCCATAGTTAATAATCCTGCTAAAATTCCGCCTAAAGCTACGGTAGTTTTTGGAGAACTTAATACCTTAACTGCTTTTCCTGCGATTGTATCTCTTTCTCTAAATTCTGCAATTCCCGTTTTTTGTGGAGTTAAATTAATAGTCGGTTTTACTTCTGTTGTTGGCGTTTGTATGGGTTGGTTAGTTTTTGGTTTATTGACTTTCTCTGATAAAGAAGAATATCCTTCTTTTTTTGCCTGTGTTACTGCTTCTTCATGTGCTTTTCGTGCGTCTTCTGGGAGTTTTATTTGTTTCTTTTTTGCCATTATTGCCCACTCCCTGCAGTAGTTTCATTTGGTTGAACATTTACAGGCCCATCTTTTGCCTTATCGCTTAATAATTCGTTTTCCAAAGATGCAGGGAACTCCAACTCAATAACTAAATTTAACTGACTTAAAACTTGTTCTTCTAAAAATAATTGTTCTTCTTCTACGCCCTGTTGATAAGCGAGATAAGCGATTTTAGCGCTTGCTTCTGTGAATTCTCCGCTTCCGCCCATAATGATTTTTGGGACTCCTGCCATTTCATAAAAAAGATTATCTAAGTATGTTATCCAGGCCATAGGGTTTAATGTTGCATTTGGTGGGACTGAGATTAATTCTCCTTCGCTTACGTCAAATGGTTCATAAATATTTTCCCCCTTTCCTGTTGCTGCGTCCTGTTTTGCTTTATATGCGGCTATTTCTGTTGGGTCATCTGTTTTTAATTTAAACTTCCAACGTGGTATGACGTTCCAATGTAGTGCTTTTCTTTGGTCAGCCATAGCCTCATTTTTCATATCGATAATTAATTTTAGTTTTTGTGCTATGCCTGTTCCGTGGCATTCATCGGCTATTCTATTACGGGGTAAATAAAAAATGTCTTCTGGTTCAAATTTCTTTGGAGGATGTCCTATTTTCGATGTTTGTTCAAATCTGATGATTTGCCCCTGTCGATTGATTATGTGTTTCATTACGGCATTATCCAACGGTTTTAAATTGATTAGATTATCTTCCTCATCTCTTATTTTTTCAGCGTAGAAATTTCCCGCTAAAAGCATAGTTCTCATAGCATTTTCTAAAATTGTATTAAAAGTATCAAAACCATTTCCTTTTATTGAGTCTAAAAGCATTGTTGTTATTTCATCTGCTTTAAAGCCCTTCCCTACGGTCCAGGTTGCTTTAGCATCTATAACGGCGGTTAGTTCAGGTGTTTTTGGGTCTTTATAGTAACCTAAGTATGTTGGAAAGTCGCTATCCATCCATTCGGTTTCTTTTTGGTCTGTAGGACCATCTGTGCTTTTAGTATCTACTGAGAAGTTAGTGACTGCGTTTGTTAAATCGCTTGCTGCTGCCCCGCCGATTCTATTCATGCCCATTCTGTTTTAAGAATCAATAAATCGATTAAGTCATCTCTTTTATTTCCTTCTTCCTCCAAATTTAAACTCATTCCCGATGCTTTGCTTTCTTCCCCAACATCAAAACCTTTAAAAAATACCCTTCCAAGAAGACGCCCCCACTTTTCAACAGGATTATTTTTATTAACTTTAATCTCAACTTCTTGTCCTAAAATTTGAGATGCTAACCAATCTCTGCTTCTAAAACCGCCTTCTTCGCTTAATTCAGGAGCCATAATATTAGCAAATCTTATAGGAAAATTAAAATCTCTAAAATCACATGAAATGGTTATTGTATCGCCGTCATGGACTTTAACAACCCTTCCAAAAAAGTCCTCTCTTATCTGCTTGTGCGGACTATCAAAATAATACATTCCCATTTGGGAGTTTGTCAATTCAGGAAATCGTTTAAAATCGTGTGTCATCTTATTCATAAACTATTCTTGCTCCATTTATATTTACATTTGCATCTACGTCTAAAATGTGGAAAAAATAAGCATAAGTATTATTATCTATTATGTCGTATAAAATTGACGTATCTTCTACATTTTCATCGGCAGTGGCTAATATTTCCGATGTTGCAGTTGTTGCGGTTAATTGTCTTCTTCTTAAACTCCATGTTGCGACCGTTCCTCCGTTAAATACCCATACTATTGCCCTTGTAACTTTAACTCCATTAGGTAAATTAACATTTGCTACCCATACTTGGTCATTTCCGCTTGCTATTCCCGCACCATAAATATTTGCTCCCGCGTCTAGCCCTTTCATATGAACATCTGTCGCTGGATTTACCGGGTCAAAATGGCATCCTGCGCAACTCCAAATCTCCCCTACAGAGCTTCTTCTATCTTCAATAAGTGTTGTTCCTGTTATTAATTGGTCTGCCATTTTAAGAGGTTGGGTTTTGCATGAAAGTTACGGTTTCCTGCGCTTTTAATAATCCAATACAATGAACAAATCTCGCCCAATTTGTATTCATAATATTTTCTTGTTCTCTTTGTGAATTATAGCCCCCAGAGGAATACATCGCTCCGTAAAACCCTACGAAGTTAGAGACGGTTTCCGAAAGAATATATTTTATTCCTGCGTTTAGAGCGGTGAAAGCGGCGGCATCTATTGCGAAAATATGACGACACAGATTATTAATAAAGTTCTCGCATTGCAGGCATAGTTCGTTAATTCTTGCTTCTACTACATTTACACTATCATACCCTTTTCCCATTTTAAAAATACACTCTGCCGAAGTTGTATAAATTCCTGTGTGAGCCATGTTATTTACAGAACGCCATTATATTTAAATTCTTGTTTCTTTCTGCCATCCACACGGCTCTTATTGTTGCTTCGGTATAGTGGGAATCTGAGCCGAAAATTTTATCTCCTTCGTATTGAATTGATGTTAAACTTGCTCTTAGTTCATCTTCATTAAAAAGTTTTAATCTTTTTTGTTCTCCTAACATTTTTAAATTCATATACATTTCTTCTTTTAGGATTTTTTTACTTTTCTCTCCGTCTTTATCTGTGGGTCTGCTTGCATTGTTAAGGGCGATTGTTTTTCTCTTTGTTTTGGTATTATCCATTAATTCGCAATAAACCCCGAAGCCAATTCCGGCGTCGTCGATTCCAATTTGTTTATTATTAA